TTGATAATGATGTTTGTAATGTATTCACTAATGTTGTAAATGTTCCAGCGTCAGCGTCTGTCAAACCATCACCAATAGACATAAATGTATATGTTGCTGAACAATATTCAGTTTGGGTTGTAGGAGATATACTCTTAGCATTCAATACTAAATCACCATTAGCTGGGGAATACCATTGGTTAGTCTTTGTTGTATTGATAACCTTACTACCATTTCTCCAACCATTTTGTTGGTTAGTTCCATTAGAGTTTGCTATATAGAAACCTTGGTTTGATGGTGCTGTATATGGGGAATATGATGTTCCATCAAATAAAGCATAGAAGCTTGTATTACCATATCCAATAATCATTCCTGTTTCTTGAACAGCTAAGTTATATTGGGTGTCTGTAGAGGTATCTGTTTGATATAGCGAGAAGTGTGTATCACCTAAAGTCAAATCATTCCATGGGATAATGCCTGTTCTCGCATAGCCACCAGAACCCCCACTTATTCTAATATTACCACTACCAGCAGCATTAGAGTGTGTCCAAGCATTACCTGTAGTGGCAAATCCTAAGTTATATCCTGTTGTAGGGTTTTTACCATCTAATGCGTGTGATGCTTCTACACCACCCATAAACAACCAAAATCCCTTCATTTGGGTATATAACCCATTTGATTTCATATCAACATAGAATGTATTGATAGAATTTTTTTCTGCGATTGATAATGTGCCTCCTTGGTTAGCTACTTCTGTAAAGTAATTTTGGGCATCTATATCATACGTAGGAGAAGGTGCACTTGGCCCCATAAATCCAAATGGACTGAACATAGTTTACCAGATAACTGTTACACCTACTATAGTAGCCATTACGTTGATGATATAGTTATCATCTTCGCCCCACATTGATAGTAATGTTTCATCAACAACATCTTGTCCACTATACAATGTCTGTCCATCAGCTGATGTTAGAGTATATGAAAACGGCATTGATGTTTCAAATGGAACATACGAGGTTAGGAAACCAATAGTTGTAGCTGTTCCTGTTGTAAATCCAGTTCCTACAGTTACAGGCTGGATATTATATAAGTTATTTGTCATTTTATTTATATTTTAGCTAAAGTTTTTCAATCCTGTTGCTTGTAATGTTGTTCCGTCAAATGAAATAAATGTCATTACATCTACTTCTCCAGCACCTGTTGATACTGCGAATGCTGTTCCACCCTCAAACTCTACAGCTGCACTAAATGCGATTGTAGATGGAGTAGCGTTTTGTGTTATTTTCACATTGATTGTTTGTCCTGCCTGAATATTAGTAGGTGTCAATGTTGTTGAACCTCCAGCTGGCATTGTCAATGTAAAGAAGTTACCTAATGAACAATCCATTGTAGTTGTTCCTGCTGCATCAGCTAATGTATAAACACCTGCTGTTACTGAACCACTAATAGTTAGGTTTGGAACTACTACTTCATTGTCTTTACTTGTAGATAACGCACTACCTCCTATGATTACACTATTGTTGTGACTATCAATAGTAGATGCGTTAGATGCGATAATATACGCGTTATTACTACCTGAAATATAGTTTAGGGCACCACCAATAACACCTTGGAGTGAACCACTATCTGTTTGTGAACCACTCGAGTTTAGTATTGTATTCCAAGATGTAAATGCACCTCCTGATATTGTTGTAGCACCGATTTGGTTGTCATAACCACCAATAATAATAGGTGTTCCGTTAGCACCGCTGTTAGATGTCCCTGTGCCTGTTCTACCAATTCTATTACTTCGTCCACCAATAATACCTCCATATATTTCACGAGGATATCCGTTTGCAGCATCACCACCACCCCCACTAAAGTTTCGTATTGCATTTGATGAACCACCTAATATGAATGTGTTTTGAACTCCATTAGCCGAGATATTGTTGCTACCTCCACCTAATATAACAACACCAGCGTCATTACCACCATTGAATATATTAGAACTTCCAGCAAAAATGCCAGAATAGGTTCCTCCATTCATATTATTTCCATTACCAGCTAATACAACGTTATAGTTTCCACTGATTTGGTTACTTTGTCCACCACCAATAAAATGGTTATTACCACTACTAACAATGTTACTCGTACCACCACCAATAAAATTGAATCCACCACCTAATGTATTACCCTGTCCACCAGCAATAGCACCTTTAGCTGAACTATTGGTAGATGAACCAGCACCTATAATAGCACCTCCATAACCACCAGATAATACGTTGTTTTCACCTGCTACAATACCACCGAATCTATAGTTGTTGATTTGGTTATTATATCCAGCAGCAACAATAGAATCACGTGATTCAACTGTTCCTACGATATCGTTTTGTTGTCCACCAATAATAGCTGCGTTGTATGTGTTAGCATTTGTGTTTGTAATATCGTTGTTTTCACCACCAATAACAACACTTCTAACAGCATTAGATACTATTGAACTACCTGTACCTGCTAAAATAGCTGACATTTGGGAGTTTACAATGTTATTTTCACCACCTAAAACAACACTACTATTACCAAGTGTTTGGTTAGATTGTCCAGCAAATAATCCAGCGAATGTAGCACTAATAGTTCCACCATTAGAACCCATAATAACTGAACCATATGATGGGGCATTGATTATATTATTTTCTCCGTGAACAAATCCACCATTAGCTGAACCATTATTGTTTCCTGTACCAAAAATAGTATTGGTATTACCTGCTGGTTTGTTTAATGTGTTTCCGTGTCCAACTTCTAATCCTGCAAATTCATTGTATGAATCACTATTAACGTGGATATAACCACCTTTTAATGAAATATTAGCAGCTGTTGAACCAACATTAGTTACAGCGAGTGAACCACTGATTTCAGCTGAACCTGTATATGGGAATGGACTTACACCACCCTCTAAATATGATGCTGTAAGAGCGTATGAAGCTGATGTTGCTGTAGAGGCATTACCTAATAGTCCTGCTGATGCTGTAATAGCACCTAACAAATCAATACTACCTGTAGCAGTACTTCCTGCATCTAATACTTCTTGTAAAGGAATTGCTCCCACTACACTTGAACCTGAAATAACATATAATGTATTACTATCAGGGGTAGGTAAAGCACTATATTCTGCTTGTGTTAGGTATACAATATGATTGATTGCTTCACTTGCTGTTGGTGTAGTAAGGTTATCAATAACGTTACCACTAAATGAAGCACTATGTCTTAGGTATGAACCTGTTAAAATAATATCTACACCTGTTGCTACATTACTATTATCTAATACTTCTTGTAATGTAGATGCACCTGCGTTTTCTGCGTATGACGCTGTAATAGCAAATGATGCTGTATCACTTAATACTGCGTGCGATGCTGATGTAGCTAATAAGGCTGTTGTAGCGAACGATGCTGATGTAGCACTAAAAGCAAAATCACTAATATCTGCGTGTGAAGCTGATGTTGCTGTAAATGCGAAATCACTTATTTCACTATGTGATGATGAAACTGCGTATGAAGCACTAACCACACTTTCAACATAGGATGCTGTTGTAGCTAAATCGGCTACTAATGCGTGTGATGCTGATGTGGAAGTTTGGGCATATGAAGCTGTTAGAGCATATGATGCTGTGACTTCCAAACTTGGAATCAAACTACCACTACCATCTGTAAGTTGTGAACCACTAATCTGGACTAAACCTTCATAGCTATCTTTAATATTTAATGGACCTAAGTTTCTTCCCATTTTACTTTATATTAACGTTTGAACCCCAAGGAAATTGAGGATATCTTGAATCTGCAATACGTAAACCAGCTTCTACTGCTTGTTGATAATGTGCTGCTGAACGTGCGTTTCTACCAAATACAATTGGTGAACGGAATTGATTACCATAATCAGGCCACTGTTCATACAACTTGTTAGCTGAATTCAATTCAGGGAATAATGACATCTCCTGATTGATATATAATGCTAACTTTTGAGCGTAGAACTCCATTTTATTTTCAACGTTTTGACGCTTTACATCATACATTGTTCTGTCTACGTTGATACTGTTTTCTCCACCAGTTGGGGTAAGTAAGCCGTTATTTCGTGGTCTCATATAGATTGCGTCTAATGCCTCGTAATAAGCGGCATATAGTAGAAAGTCCTGAATATAGGCATCTACCAAATGTTTGTAATCACCTGTAAGTGTATCGGTGTCAATTTTTTCTAAGATAGCATCATAGAGTTTAGTTCCAATAATTCTCTGTAATGAAATATCTTGTGCTTCTCTAATAGCATTCTTAATCAACGCTGTATCTACAGAATCATTGATATCTGTAAATTGGCGTAATTTAGCTTCGCTAATGATAAATGTTGTTGTCATTATACTAAGGGTAATTCGGTTACAGGGTTATTTAGTCCTCCATTAGCTTCAATATCTGCTGTTTCGATATCAGCTTCTAATTCAGAGTCTTCACCTACTTCAGCGTCGATTGAGGTTACAACATCTGTTTCCTCTTCACCATCACTAAATAGTTTCAATTGTTGAATACCTAAGGTAATTTCTAATTCTGGGTATTTCATTTCGAGTAAGTCCTCGAATACTGCTAAGATATCTTGTTGGAATGGTCTAATAACTGTGTTTACTAATAGTAAGTAAGCATCAATTACTTCTTCTCTACCACCTAATTGTCCCTCAGTTTTGATACCTAAAATCATAGGACTTGTAATTCTATGAGCAGTAAGGATCTTTTGTGTTACCATATCATTGATGGTAATATAATAATCATCACTTCCATTTGAATTGATAGGAGTGATTACGGGTGCGTTTTCTGGACTATCAACGTCCATATACATTAGAGAACCTGCGTTATTCGTGCCAGAATACTGGAGTTGAAGCATTCGCTCTATCGCTTCACGTTCGTCCTCATTTGCGTTAGTAAACGTCGTTATAGCCAATGAAGGAGCAAGTCCATTTTGAATGTTGTTGATGTGGAAATTATCTACTTCCTGGTCTAAAGCAATTACTCTAAGAGCACCTACATAATCAGGTAATGGATAATACATCATACCTGGACGATATGGTTTGTAAACTAATATTTGTTTAGCTTCCTCGTTTGCTTTTCTTGAATTGTAAACAGGTAAATATGGTAAATTATCAATTGAAACATTACCATAATTGTTTCCATATCTGTAATTCGTAGCCCATTCATCACTGATATAATAACCAGGAATTTGACCACGATAATTTTTTTCTTTAGCACGTAACCACGAGAAATCAATGTGGTATACTTCTGCTATTTTTGTTCTGGATTTATTCCAAATAACTTCTAAACTAAATCCACCATATAGTTTGAAGTCAACAGCTACTTTCTTCAATAAGTCGTTCCACGATTCACCTGTTGAGTTAGCTACATCTAATACGAATTCAGGATCAGCTGTTAAACCTTCACCTACAATTCCGTCCACAATAGCGTTTACACAGGTATTGTGGATAGAACTATTATTATATAATTCAATTAGTTCCTGAGGAAATGAGTTATACTGACCGAACGAAACAAAATCCTTGTTTTTCTTTTCGGTAATATTAGTACGCTCATTGACGTCCTTAGTTATATTTGCGAAT